GTCAGGTTGTACAGTAACGGTAACGTTTGTAGGTTGACCATCATCGTCCCAACTATAATCGCCAAAGTTAGCTTCTGTAATAACGGCTCCTTTAATGATCCATTCAGAAACGATATCACCTACAGGTCCGATAACGTTGAACGTAATATCTTTCTTATAGAAATCTGAGTAACCATCACGGCCTGTTACTGATTCGTGGCCTAAACGTACCCATTCCATTACTGCTTGTGCACCACTTGGTGTAATTGAATCATAGAGAGTAAATTGGATAGTATTCCAAACAGTTTTTCCTTTTACATAACGTTGAACGTTGATGTGATTAAGGGCAACTGCTGTTTGTGTTAAAGACACTGCTCCTACTCCTTTTACCAAATATGATGGAACACCATCCATATAAAGGATAAAACGGTTTGTTTGTTTAGGTTCAAACGCTGTAAAAAATATTTCGTTTGGATTTAAAATTGCCATTTGTTTTCTATTTTAATTTTATTATAAATATCTAATTTTTCAATTTTTATCCTGGGAATTCAGCTCCTGTTGGCATCAAGATGAAATCTAATGAAATGAATTCAGCTGTGCGTGTTGGTTGGATATAAATTTGACCTACTAATTGATTTTGATCAATTACTGCTGGACCATTATTAGAATCATCCATAACAACTTTATAAGCGTATAATCCTTGTTTTTGTTGGATTGCTTCTAAGAATGGAGTAACTCTTGCGATAAATGAATTTCTAGTTGCGATTGTATTTTGTTCAAATACTACTGTATCTGCAATTTGACGAATATATGATTTCAATTCAATCATTAAACGACGTACGTTTACACGATCAAGAGCAGATTGAGCTTTTTGTAATGTTTTCTGACCATATACTACTACACCCTGTTGAGGGAGCGTTGCAATAGGATTGATATTATTGCTGTATAAAGTGTCACGATTACCTTGTGTCAATTTCAATTCAGCTTGAAGAACTGTGCTTAATCCACCGCGGTTTATACCTGCTGGTGCAAACCAAGGAGCAGATACTTTATCGTTAAATGCATATACACCTGGGATTACTGTTGAAGCTGGTACCCAAACATGTTTTCCTGTTGCTGGGTCGATAATGCGAACCCAAGGCCAATATGTTGCAGCATATGAAGTATCTCTTGATTGGGCTTGAGTTACTGCTTCTGGGAGTGAACTGCCGTATTTCCCTAAATCCATTACATACATACTATCACCTCTAGCAATTGTATTTGAGATAATATTTGTAACTTGAGCAACATGAGTATCATTTAATAAACCAGGAGTAAATAATACGTTAAATTGATATGCTTCAGGGTTTCCTAAAAGCGCAATCATATTATCATAACTACCGCCTGTTAATCCTTGTGTATTAACACCAATACTGTCATACACTGCAATAGAGCCACTTACAGCACCTTGAGCATTTGTAAATGAACCACCTGCTGAACCACTACCATTTACTGGGATAGAAGCTGTATAAGCACTTACTGCAATACCGTTAGCATCAAAATAATTTGGAGTAGAGTAGTTAACTGATTTTACACGAACATATCTTGAATTATTTGGATATGTTCCTGTTAAGTCCATTTGATTATTTACTGAACTATATGATAATACTTGATCACCAATTACTTGAGAGATATATCTAGGTGAATTTGGATCCAATGTCAAATTATTCCATGCCTCTAATATAACTTTATTATTAGTTGTATCATTACCACGTCTAATTAATAGATTAAATGTACCAGATCCAGTATTTGAATTTGTAATTTCCCAACGAACATTAGCAACTGAGCCTGAAACTAATGAACCCGCAGACATAGAGCCTGAATTATTCATAATGTTTCCTTCAGAAATTGTTTCTAGAACAAATGAAGCTGTAGTTGCACCGTAAGCATTAGGAATTGTAGTACTTTGAGCTGATGTCCAGTTAGCAGATGCAGTTACTACACGAGCAACTAGTAATGAAGTTCCTCCATAATTAAAATAATTGTAAGCAGCAATAGAAGTTAAGTAAGAGTAAGATTGACCACCACTGATAAAAGTATCTCCAAATATCGTTACGAAATCTGAATAAGTTGTTACAAGTGTAGGTTTTTCAACAGGACCTTTAACTGTAGGACCTATAATAGCAGCACCTGCTTGAACTGGTTGTCCAGTTAAGAAAGTGTTGTCTATTTCGCTAATTGCTACTCCAGGAGAAGTTGTGAAATTTGCCATCGTATTTTTTATTATAAATATCTAAAATTTCCTTAAAATATGTTATTAAGCAGGAAATGTTGCACCAGTAGGTAATACATTGAAATCAAGTATAATGAATTCAGCTGTTCTAGTAGGTTGTAAGTAAATTTGACCTACTAATTGATTTTGATCTACTACTGTTGGTGGATTATTAGTTTCATCCATTACAACTCTAAATGCAGTTAAACCTTGTTGTTGTTGAACAGAAGCTAAATATGGGTTAACTTGAGCTAAGAAATTATTTCTAGTAGTAACGTTATTTTGTTCAAATACTAATGTGTTAGCAATCTGAGAGATATAATTTTTAAGTTCAATTAACAAACGGCGTACGTTTACACGATCAAGAGCACTTGCTTTTTT